CAAAGTTTTTTGCAAAACTCGCATAAGGACTGTTACTATTTAATGGTCTAGGGTGGTCTCCAAAAAAGTGTTTTTTATTGCCCACTTTTTGCATATTGTACCCTACTAGAATGAACTTCTTTCCTCCCATAAGAAAAGCTATGTTAAGTGCTTGATACCCTGAATTACTACCGTAGTGTATAAGGTTTGAATCAAGACTAAATGCTTTCTCATGCTTTCCTGCTGTCCAGTTAAGATTAAACTGTTCAGACGATTTTTTATCCTGGGTCCAGGACGAAAGGTCTGGGCACTTCTGTCGAAAGTCTGGGCCCCAAGCCACCCACCACTTGTTATCACAAGCATAGTGTTCATCAAGAAAGTCAATAATTTTATAAGAGTCGTTTATACCAAAGATTACGAACTTATCTTTGTACGGTCGAATAGTTTCTACTACTTCTTTTGTAAGAGATGGCCCTGTAGCGCATAGAATAAAAGTCTTATTCTTATACTTCTGTTCAATCACTTCTTCGCCTTTATAAGTCCTATAGCTGACCTTACTCCGAAGGATGCTCCTACAATGATTGATAGTGTATACTGATACCAAGCAGGTGTGGTTTCTAGTACAGCGAACCCATCTTTTACATACTGTACTGTACTTGGAAAGAAACAAAGAATCAAAGGAACACTAAAAAGTATTGTGAGCCATTCATCTTTCCAGGATTGACCGCTATTCGCAGCCATAATTTTTTCCCAGTCTGCTTGGCTTTCGGCAGCTTTTATCATTACTGCGGCTTCAGCTTGAGCTTTGGCTTTGATTTTGGCGTTACGCCCATCGAGCCAACTTGAAGCTATATCAGTTATACCTCTAATTGCTAGTCCTAACATTTTTTCTCCTATCTGGCAATCCTGGGGTGTATTCTGTTCTACCGTTTACTTTGTTACTCGTAAGAACTTCGTTTCTATTATCATCTAAACTGTAGGAACAGTGAACCCAACCCGATAATCTATTTCCTTGCTCATAAAATTCTAGAATAAGTTGATCAAACTCACAGTTATGAGAAATCCAGTGAGCTAAATCTAAGTTATCACATTTAATTGCTTCAAAATCTGCTGCACAGCCTGTGCGGTGTTGAGAGTTTGCACTCCCTCCTATAAGAGCATTGAGCGTGTCACAACGATACCCACTCGATATGCGTATTCTTCCTAGCTTATTACGAGCTGGTTGAAGTACGTTTTCCGTAAGAGCTATAATATTGGGTATGTATAGCAGAGGCACAGTATTATCTATGCCAAGACGGGTAGCCGTTTGACTTCTTGAGAACTCTATAAGGGAGAAGTTTTCTGAGATTTTCATGCGTTTCCTTAAGCATGGTTTGAGTACATAGGTGATATTATATCAAAGTAGACCAATGCGGTCAAGAAATATTTTTGCCCTGGTCTCCACCTTAAAAATAGTTGTTGACACCCAAGCTTATATTGTAATATAATATACCCATATTGTAAAGAAGGAGCTGTAAATGATTAACGATTATCAACACTTTGTACTTAGTACAACTAGCAACGAGTCTAAAGACCTAGATGCCTTTATGAGAAAGGTTCATGCTATTGATACTGATACAATGTTCAACATCCCACTTTTGCTTACCGCGATAGTCGGTATGTCTAGTGAGATGGGAGAATTTTCTGAGATTGTAAAGAAGATTATATTTCAGGGTAAACCTCTTACTAGCGACGAACACTATCATATGAAACGAGAACTTGGCGATATTTGCTGGTATCTTGCAAATGCTTGTACCGCTCTTGGCTATAGCTTTGATGATGTTCTCAAAGAGAATATTAACAAACTTGAAAAGCGATACCCAAATGGCTTTGAAGTAGTACGAAGCGAAAATCGAGCTGCGGGTGACATTTGAAATTTATAGTTGAGGTAGAAGCAAACTCACTCTGTAGAGCGAAAACAATGGCTCGGCGCATCGTCGCCGAGTGGTCGCATAAGAATGACCAAATTGTCTACCTCACTAGAATTTCTGCAGGAACCGTATCGGGAAACAAGAAAAGAGTAACTTTAGAAGCGCAGGGCGAAGGAGACCCAATATATTTATCGTCGGAAGCATGAATTATACAACTAGCGGCAGGAGAAAAAAGAAGTTGCCGAGGAAAAAGTCCAGGCAAATGAGCAAAGATGTATACACACCTCCAACCCGCACGGCAAGAAGAGAAACGCCAGACTATCCATCTTTTGATAGTGGCGGCATAAATGTCTCGAAAGTAGATAGGCCAAAGAGTAATCACACGGTAGCTCCTGCTTATAACAAAGGAGCCTACCAGCTTATCTCAAAGAGTAATATTAAGGACATAGGAAAATGAACCTTGAAAAAGAAGTAGAAAGCATCGTAATGGCAATGTGGGGAGAACCCGAAGAAGAAGTTGCTAGAGAATGTATGGTGAGATTTAACATCAGCTTTGAACAGGCGAAAGAACTTGTCTTGTTTGCTATTCAAGAAGAAGTAGCAAGAGAGGAGTATTATGAGCCGAGCGAGGCAGACGAATGGGCGGATTTTGATCCTTACTGTTAACCTCCTAAAAATAGTTCTTGACTTATTAGGTGCTTTTATTTTATAATATAGATATCTTATGTTATAAGAATAAATCTACTAGCAAGCAATTTGCACAGTTTACAGATGGCTCCCGATAGATGTCAGACTTACAACCACAGTAAGCAATCTTCCCGTCTGTGGGGGTAGTACGGTAACCTTAGGCCGTACTACCCCCTACCCTTTTATAAAGGCTCAAAGCCAAGTCAATTATCGAGTAAATTATGTTTCAAAGAACTTTAACTGGAAATGTTACTGAGCTGGTAGCTGGTAACTCAGAAGGTACTGGCATTGCCGTTATTATAGATTCGGGCGCAACTTTTGAAGGAGCTACCCTAGACATTCGTTGGAGACAGAAAGGAAGTAGTGGAGCTTTTGCCTCTCTTGACAATACTCTTGTTGCGGGAGATCAACAGTCTTATCTGATTGGCCCTAACCTGGAAATCGCTGTGAGTGTTACCGGAGCCGGTTCTCCCGCCCCCAATATTCCTATATTTATTAACCGTCTATGAGCCTCAAAGCTGCAATAAAGAGTGGAATAAAACGCGACTTGAAGCGAGGTCTTCGAGGCCGTGGTGGTGCCGGAATAACCATTCCTCTTTCTGGATCAATCGTGGTCGCTCAAGAAAGAGAATTAGGCGCTCCAAGTAACACAGATATGTTTTGGGTGGATACTTTCGACAATGGTAATTATGCCCTAAGAATATATGAAGCTAATGATCAATTTCAGGATAGACCTTTTATTACGTCTTATGATATAACAGGAATCTCTGCCGCCGGCGCGCCCATTACCTATTCACTAGCTACCGGTACTTCGGGTTTGCAAACTTTTCAAGTTGCTAATAATGGCTTAGACATATTTGCTATCACGCAAAGTGGAACAGCTGATGATATATTCCGATTCCGATTAAATACTGCGTATGACGTCAATTCAGGTACTAACCGTACGAATCTTAATAACGGCTACACTACCGCTGCTGCTGGATTTGCTTTAGATCTAGTGGAAGGCCAAAAATTTCTTGTACTCAGTAGGGGCGGTACAGGAGGAGTAAGCTTTGGTGCGAACCACCAGCTAGCAAATCCTTTCGATACTACAGTGTCTTTGACTTCAATTACGCCCACCTCTTACGTTTTGCCAGCTAAAGCCGTAGCGCCTGAAAATAGGTTATTTGCAGTAGATGTGGCAGGAAATTACGCAATTGTTGGTTACAAATTCTCTGGTGATGCTTATCACGAATTTGATGTTTACGAAATGTCTACTCCGTGGGACGCAAATACCGCTTCACTTGTAAACACTGTACAATTGGGACACAGCGAGATAGACCCCGCGGCGACTACTCAGCTTACTATTCATTCTATTCAAATAATTCCAGAGCGAAATGAGTTCTATATCTGCTCCAGCTATACTGCAGCCGTAAATACAAGGCTAAGAAAATTTACTTATGGATAAACTATGGAAGAAACAGCACCTCGAGTAAATACAGTAACCATCGAACTTGAAGAGTATGCACACTTACTCAACAATCAACATCTTCTCGATGCAAAAGAAGAGAATCTGAGTAGATGGAAGGATTATGCTCGTACTGTTGACGCCTGGCGAATCTTTCCTCGACTTTTTATTGGTACTTACATTTATTTATTCTATGAAAGTACAATGTGGTTTATGGCTCTCGAAGAACCAAATACCTCACAGGCTGGGCTTATCTCAGTGATTGTGGGCGCGGGAGCTGTTTGGTTTGGACACTATGTAAATAGTGGCAAACATGATTAGCGTTGCACTTGCTTTCGATCTTATTTGTCTTGCTACGAACATTTACTTTGAAGCGAGAGGAGAAGACCTGAGAGGGCAACTTGCAGTTGCAGAAGTTACACTGAACAGAGTACACAGTGATAAATACCCTGATAGTATCTGTGCAGTAGTATTAGACGCTCGCAGAAGTCGTGCGAGTTTTCCGTATAGACATCAATGTCAATTTAGTTGGCAGTGTGACGGAAAAAGAGAGCACATTCGAGATGTCAAGGCTTGGCAGGAAGCCTATACTGTAGCCTACTCCATGCTACATATAGCCAAACCAAACTTGGTCGGTGATTCGTTACATTACCATGCAGAGAGAGTTGCCCCGAAGTGGGCAAACCACATGAGGTATGTAACGCAAATCGGAGATCATGTTTTTTATGAGCCAAGCAAGTAATATAAGTAAGGAGAAAATATGAAAAAAGCACTAGCACTAGCAATAGCACTTCCAGCTTTAGGTTTCGCACAGGAGCCTACTTATACTGATGGAGTTGCTGATATAATTAATAATAACTGTGTAACCTGCCACCGTCCAGGCGGTGTAGGCCCTATGAGTTTTGAAACTTATGAACAAGTAAGGCCCTGGGCTCCACTTATACAAATGAGAGTAGCGAATCGAGAAATGCCGCCTTATGCCTATGACCAGCACATTGGCATACAGGATCTCGAAGGCGACTGGAGACTCTCGCAAGAACAGATTGATACTATTGTAGCTTGGGTAAATGCAGGCTCGCCTTATGGTGATACTGATGTGGTACCCCAACTACCGGACATTCCAGACCCTGACCAATGGAGATTTTCTCCGCTTTTTGGTCAACCTGACACAATAGTTGCTTCTAGCCCTTATGACATTCCCGCGAATGGAAACGATTTATGGAGCAAAGAGATTGTAGATTCTGGAGTAACAGAAAATAGATGTATTAAAGCTGTGCAAGTAAAACCTCGTGGTGATGCGGCAGCCGTAGTACACCACGCTAACTCTAGCTTTCTCACAGAAGAGGGCCGAGAAGGTCAGCTCACCGAGTATGCAATGGGTAAATGGGGAGAGATTGTCCCCGCTGGCGTTTGTCGTACATTTCCCGCTAATGCACAAGTATTATGGGACATCCACATGTTCCCAGGTGGTGTAGGTGCAACAGCGAATGGAGACATGATTGAAGACAACGTTGTGGAAATTGGTATCTGGTTTCATGAAGATGAGTCAGATCTTAACTACAAGCAAGACCTAGCACTGTATCCTATGAGAATCGGATATGAGAACGGTCATCTTGTAATTCCTCCTCACGGCTATACGATGACTCAGGGCTTTCATAGCTTTGACCATCCCGTCCGTATTGATAGTTTTCAACCTCACGGACACCTGCGTATGAATGCAGCAAGTTTAGAAATCTACTATCCTGATACTGGTAGGACAGAAGCAATTAGTCAG